GTCGTTGCGTGAGGCGTGCGATGCGGCGTCGGCGTGGGCGAACATCGCCTACAAGGAGGCTGCGAAGCGCAGGGCGCTGAACGTGGCCGACGACGACGAGGACACCCCGGCCGAGGCTGCGGCGAAGGCGTTGCGGCAGATCAAGAAGTCGATGCGGGACAAGCAGAAGGCCGGATGAGCGATCTCGCCACGATCGGGCTCGACGTTGACCAGTTGGCGACGTTCGACGCGCTGGACCCTGCCGAACAGGCAGAGTACGTTCGGCTGCTCGAGCAGGCGTTGGGTGACACCTGGCTGCTCACCCCGAAGCAGGAACTGGCCGAGCTGCTGTGGTCGAAGGTGGACTGGCTGCTGTACGGCGGTTCCGCCGCCGGCGGCAAGTCCGAGTTCGCCTGCTGGCACGCCAACCGGCTGTCGATGCAGGTGCACGGCCATGTGTCGCTGCTCGTGCGCCAGTCAATTCCCGAGCTGCGGCGCTCGCTGATCCTGCGGATGATCGCCCGCACCAAGCAGTTCAAGATCCCGGCGCGCCTCCGCAAGACGGACGGGCAGACCGGGTTCCACTACAAGAACGGGTCGCTGATCGAGTGCGGCTACCTGGCGACCGACGAGCATGTGGGCAACTACCTGTCGGCCGAGTACGACCTCATCATCATCGACGAGGCCACCCAGTTGACGCCCGACCAGATCGTGCAGATCGCCGGTCGTCTCCGCACCACCAAGGAGAAGGCCGCTCGAGGTGCACGCCCGCACCTGGGGATGTTCACCAACCCCGGTGACGTGGCGCACGCATGGATGTACGACCTCATCGTCACCCCGACCCACTACGGCGAGCAGGTCGTCGTGTTCAACGTGGCGAACGGGTTGGAGAAGGCGTTTCCGGTGCGGACCTATCCGGCGCCGGTCCCGATCCGTGAGGCCACGATGGAGCAGGTCGAGGACATCCTCATCCCGTGGGCCGAGGAACTACAGGTCGAAGTCGATCCCGAGACGGAACTGGCGGTGGCGTTCGTGCCGTCGAAGGCGACGGACAACCCGCACATCGACCCGTCGTACCTCAAGTTCCTCAACGCGCTGCCCGAGCGCCGCCGCCGGCAGTTGCGTGACGGCGACTGGGACACGTTCGAGGGCCAGTATTTCCACGAGTGGAACCGGGACGTGCATGTCATCCCGCCGTTCGACATCCCCGAGTCGTGGCCGAAGTCCCGTGGCGCCGACTACGGTTCCCGAGCCCCGTGGTGCTGCCTGTGGGGCGCATGGGACGAGGACGGCAACTGCTACGTCTACCGGGAGGCGTACGCCGCCGGCCTGACGCCCGAGATGCAGGCCGCTCAGGCGGCAGAGATGTCGTGGTCACCGAAACTCGACGGCACGAAGGTGAAGGAGAAGTACGAGCGGACGGTCGCTGACCCCGCCGTGTTCTCGGACCATCGTGGCGCCGGCCGTTCGGTCGCGCAGTTGTGGCGCGACAACGGGTTCCACGTCACCCGAGCCAAGAACGACCGGATCGCCGGGTGGGCGAACATGCGCCAGTACCTGTGGGACTACGAGGCGCAGAAGCCCCGGCTGTACGTGTTCTCCACCTGCTCCAACCTGTCGCGCACCATCCCGAAGATGCAGTACGCGAAGGCGAACCAAGAGGATCTTGAGTCCAAGGGGACCGAGGATCACGCGGTGGACGCCCTGCGCTACCTGCTGGCGACCCGCCCGCTGGGCGTGCGTGAGGCGCCGAAGAAGGTCGGGCAGTCACTGGACGACAAGTTCCACACGATGATGCGTCGGGTGGACAAGCGAAAGAGGCCATCATGGATGTGAGTCAGGGATTCCAAGTCGCACCGGGGCAGTGCTACGTCTGCGGCTCGTCCGACCAGGCGCTCTACCGGGCTGACCTGGGCGAGCTGTATACGGTGCGCCGCACCCGCCTGTACGTGTGCGAGCACTGCATCACCGCCGCCGCCAAGAGGATCGCTGACCTCAAGGGCGAGCGGTGGGTGTCGAAGGACGACGCCGAGGCGCTGTCGGCCGCTGCCGCCGAGGCCGGCGTGTGGCAGGACCGCGCCGAAGCGGCCGAGGCGAAGCTGGCCGGGTTCGCCAGCGCGCTCGAGGGGGCGATGTGAGTCCCCTCTGGCTCTACGTCGCCGCGCACGTCGGCTGGATGGCGCGCTCGTTCGCGTCGTACTACCAGCGTGAGCGCCGCAGCGGGAAGTCGGCCCGAGAGGTGTTCCGACCCAACCGGGGGAAGCCACCGGCACCACGGGTGCCCAGTCCCACGGAGGTCGCATAGTTGTTCGGGAAGCGCAAGGAGTGGACGCCGCCCAACGCGGCGCAAGTCAAGGAGATGTGGACCGAGTGTGTCGATGACATGCTCGAGCTGCGCCGCAACTACTGGCTCAACAGTTCGTTCTTCCACGGCGACCAGTGGGTCGGCTGGAATGACTCGTCCGCATCGGTCGAGCTGATGACGTTCTTGGATCAGAACGAGTCGAAGTACCGGTCCACCGTCAACAAGTTCAAGCCCCGAGTGCTGTCGTTGCAGGCCCGCCTGTCGCAGACGCCGCTCACGTTCGAGCCGCGCCCCGATGGCGTGGACGCCGGCGCGCTCCGCAAGGCGCGCATCATGCGCCAGATCCTGCAAGCGAAGCACCACCGCGACGACTGGGAGTGGATTCGCAGCGAGAACTTGCAGAACACGATCCTCGGTGGTGCCGCCGCCATCTGCGTCGAACCGTCGTGGGAGTTCGAGACGGAGCCGACGACCGACTTGCAGACCGGCGAGCCGATCTACCTGCCCGAGCGTCCGTCGATCAAGCTGACCGCGCTCACCCCCGTCGAGTTCGGCATCGAACCCGGTTCCCGCTCGTGGCGTGACGCAAAGTGGTGGATTCGGTGCACCACGCTCACTCCCCGTCAAGCAAAGGACCGGTACGGGCTGGCCGAGGAACCGAAGGCCGACGCCGACGCATCGGCATCCCCGATGCAGCGCACCCTCATCTCCAACCGCAACCGTGGCCGGCAGACCACCAAGGCGTGCCTCGTGTACGTCTACTACGAGCGCCCCTGTGAGGGCGCGCCCGGGTGTGTCGTGCACGTCGTCGGCGGCAACATCGTGTTCCAGTCCGAGTGGCCGTTCGACTTCGAGGACCGCCTCAACCTGCGCCCGTTCATCCAGACCCGCATGACCGGGACGTGGAAGGGCGACACGATCTGCAACGACGCCCGCCAGATCCAGAAGAACATCAACCGCGCGTACACGTCGATCAACGCCCACATCGGCAAGGCCGACAACGCCCGCATGTTGATCCCCAACGGATCCGTCATCGAGGGCGAGGACGAGATGACCGGCGAAGCCGGCGAGGTCATCCGCTACGAGCCGTCGTCCGGTGGCGAGCCGCACTGGATGAACGCCCCGCAGGTACCCCGCTGGCTCCGTGAGCACATCACGTCGCAGGAGATGGAGCTGGACGACCTGTTCTCCACCCACGCCATCTCCCGTGGTGAGCAGGTCGGTGACCGCAACTCGGGCCTCGCGCTGTCGATCCTGGCCGAGAAGGACGACACCCCGCTGGGGCTCATGTCCGGTGACCAGCAGCGCGGGTGGCAAGACCTGTGCGAGATGGTGCTCATGTGCGAGCGGTATCTGCTGGAGCAGGCATCCGAGGGCGGCGCCCCGATGGAGGTCGAGGAAGTTCTGCCTGGTCAGAACCACGACGACTCGCCCGAGGAAGTCCGCTACCGGGCCACCGACATCTCAGAGCATCCGATCGTGCACATCCCGCTCGACGCCGTGATGCCGAAGTCGCAGGCCGCAGTGCAGGACATGATGCTCCGGTTCGCCCAGTCGTTCCCGCAGATGTTCCAGCAGATGGGGCCGAGCCAGTTGGCGCAGATTCTCCAAGTGCCCGACCCGTTCGCGTTCACCTACACCGGCGACCCGCAGGTCGATCTCGCCACCTGGGAGAACAGCCGCATGGTCGCCGGCGCCGACGACTACGAGGTGGAGATTGCGGACTGGCACGACCACGACGTGCATGTGCAGGAGCACAACCGCATCCGCGCCACGTCGTCCTACCGCAACGCACCGCAAGAGGTGCGCGAGTACATCGACCTGCACGTCCAGGCGCACACGACGATGGCCGCACAGATGATGCAGCAGCAGATGATGCAGCAGATGCAACAGCAGATGATGCAGCAGCAGCAACAGTTCGCTCTCCCGCAAGGGGGCGAGCCGCCCGCCGATCCGGCGCAGGCGGCAGCAGACAACCAGGGGGTTCCCGTCCAATGAGTGACATCCAGACCGACCAGACCGTTGCGGACGCCATCGACCAGGGCGCACCGCCCGCTGGCGAGCAGGACTACCGCGCGCTGTGGGAGCAGGAGAAGTCCGAGCGCATCAAGGAGCGGAACCTGTACCGCCCGGTGCAGCGCATCCTGTCCGACCTCGACACCGAATCGGTGAGCGCCATCAGCGCGCTGGCCGACATGGTGCGCCGTGGCGACACCGAGGGCATCACCGAGTGGTCGCTGGCGACCGCACAGAACGTGACCGGCAAGGATCTCGCCGCCATCATCGCCGCCCGCCAGAACGGCCAGGCACCCTCCACGATCGGCCAGCCGGCAGCGGAACCCACCGCCCCCGCCCAGCAGCAGTTCGATCCGGCGCAGATCAAGCAGATGGTGCAGGAAGCTGCGGCCGAGCAGGTGCGTGTGGCGAGTCTCGCCGCGCAGATCAAGTCCGAGCTGGACTCGTCGGGCTACGCGCAGGGCGACCCCGCCACGCAGGTCATCATCCAGTACGCCCGCCAGAACAACGTGCCGATCAACGAGGCGATCGAGTGGTTCGAGGCCGACGCCACCGCCAAGGTCGCCCAGCGCAACCAGCGTCTCGCACAGGTCGCCGCCGCCACCCCGGCGCCGGCGCCCGATGGCGCCCCCGCCGCGACCGCACCGGCGCCGGACATGACCCCCCGGGACAAGGCGATGGCGCGCTTGCGCGCTGGCTCGATGGGGTGATGCTTGCACCGCGCGCGTCGGTGGCGTATGGTGGGACTCGACATACGTGTACCGCTCCGTGGATTCGGGGTAGGGAGGACGACGGTGGATTCCTGAGTCCGTGAGGCCGTGGTGGATTCCACGCTCGCCCGAGGTGAACCGCACGCACAGGTCATGCCGAACAGCAGGTCAAGGGGTGGATTCCCCGTAGCAGGCGCATCGGCACCGCTCATGCAACCGCTTCATCACAGGGAGTAGAACACCCATGCCCACCGCAACGCAGGTCGATGCCATCCTCCGCGACGATTACAAGTCGTACTGGGAGAACCTGAACCAAGAGACGTGGCTCCTGGCCCAGCTCGAGGTCAACAAGGACGACATCCAGGGCCGCATCGCCCGCCACTCGATCCACACCGGCCGCTCGGGCGGTCTCGGTGCCCGCGTCGAAGGCGCCACCCTCCCCACCGCCGACCAGCAGCGTCACGCCACCGTCCCGGTGCCCGTCCGCTGGAACACGGCCCGCATCCAGCTCACCGTGCAGCTCATGGCGATGGCGACCGGCGAGCCCGGTTCGTTCATCAACGCCCTCGAGTCCGAAATGTCGATCAAGAACGACGTGCGTCGTGACATGAACCGACAGGTGTTCGGCACCTCGAACGGCGTGATCGCCACCTGCGGCACCACCACCACGTCGGTCACGATCCAGCTTCTCGCCGCCACCACGGCAGCGCAGATGCGGCACTTCTACGTCGGCCGCTACGTGGACATCGGCACCGTCGCCAGCCCCTTCACCGTGGCGCAGGCCCGTCAGATCACCGCCGTGGACGCCACCAACAAGACGATCACTGTCTCGGGCGCCACGCTCTCGACCACCTCGGGTACGCACTTCGTGTTCAACTCGGGTTCGGGCGGTGCGTCGGACAACACCGGCAACGTCAACGACGGCCAGGCCGAGATGACCGGGTTGCAGACCATCATGTCCACCTCGGCCGTGCTGCTCACCCTCATCCCGTCGAGCCAGCCGGTGTGGAAGGCGCAGGTCTACTCCAACAGCGGCACCAACCGTCCGCTGTCGGAGACGCAGATCGACCTCGCGCTGCTCAACAATCAGGTCGAGTCCGGTGAGACGGTCAACGCCCTGGTCAGCAACGCAGGCGTGTTCGTCGCCGGCAAGGCGATCCTGTCGGCGTATCAGCGCAACATGGACACGATGGAGTTCAAGGGCGGCTTCAAGGGCATCAAGTGGAGCACCCCCGGCATCTCCGGCATCGCCGGTGAGGAACTGGGCTGGGTGGCCGACTTCGACTGCCCCGCCAACACCCTGTACGGCATCAACACCAACAAGCTGATCGCCCACCAGATCGGTGACGGCTGGAACTGGATGGACGACGACGGGGCGATCCTGTCCCGCGTGCAGAACAGCCTCGCCTACGAGGCCGTGCTCTACACGAGCCTCGAGTTGGCCTGCGTGCAGCGCAACGCCCACTTCGCCATCACGGACCTCACCGAAGCGTCCTGACCAACTGATCGTGCACCGGGGCCGAGCCCCCCATCGGTCCCGGTGCACGCCCTCACCGCAGAGAGGAAAGCCTCATGGCACTCACCTACACCCTGGACGATCGGCAGCTCATCGGCACCAAGCGGTGCGTGCGCGGCGTCGTCACGTTCGACTCGTCGTACCCGACCGGTGGTGAGCCCTTCACCGCCGCCGACTTCGGCCTCAGCGCGATCACCGATGTCGAGGCGCAGACCTCGACCACCGGCTACGCCGTCATGTGGGATCGCTCCACGTCGGCGCCGAAGCTGATGGCGTTCTACGGCGACAACAACAACGCCTCGGACGGCCCGCTCATCGAGGTGCCGAACACCACCAACCTCTCCACCGTGGTCACGCGAGTGGCGGTGTACGGGTACTGACATGGGGATGACCACCGACACGATGCTGTCCTCGCTCGAGGCCAACGGCGTCCTGCACCTTTCGATGGCGCAGATCGGTGACCTCATGGATCTCGACCGCCGTGTGAAGGAGGGCGATGAGTGCGGATGGCGGGGCGACCCGACCATGGGCATCTTCATCAACCGCTTCACCGGCGAGTTCGAGGTGTGGGGGGTTGACCGGGGCGGCAACCAGTACAAGGCCGCATCGCACCACAAGCTCGACCACACGCTGCTCATCAAGCTGCGCGAGGGCGACCCGACGAAGCACGACGTGTTCCAGCGGGTGCTCGACGCCAACGAGAAGTTGAAGGCCGACCGCGACCAGGCGAACCGGGAGAAGGCCGCAGAGGTGGCCGACAAGCTGGCATGGGGCATCCGTCAGGACTTCTCCCAGCACCTCGGCGGGCGCCGGCGCCAGTGGCACATCGACAAGGGCGAGTCGTCGCCCGTCACGAGCAAGGACTGACCCATGGCTTCATTCAGCGTCCAGAGCGCCAAGCACGCCACCCTGACCGCCGCCACCGTCGATTCGGTCACGCTCGCCCAGCAGGGCCGGTACATCCAGATCGTGCACCGTGGCGCCGCAGCGAACCCGCTCTACATCTCGGCCGGCAAGGTTCCGACCGACCCGACCTCGGGTGGCGACAACTTCATCGCCGTCATCGCCGGGTCGCCGCTCGTGATCCCGTGGCCCGCCGATTCGGTGTCCACCACCACCGTCAAGGTCATCTCGGCTGGCGCCGAGCCCTACTCGGTGCAGGTGCTGAACGATCGGTTGAGCTGACCATGAACCGGGGGCAACTTCGCGCGGCACTCACAAGCCGCCTCGGCATCCCTGCGACCGGTGACGGCCTGCTTGATCCGAACACGCTCAACGACCTCATCGGTGTCGCCCTGCGCGACATCAGCGTGGAGTCGGACTGGCCGTGGCTGCTCACGTCGGCACCGCTGACGTTCAACGGCGACACCGCCACCGCGCCCACCGACATGGTGAAGGCCCGCGAGTTGAAGCTCAACAACCGGCGCGCCAAGTACGCGCCGCTGTCCGAGTTCCTAGACGCACAGGGCCAGCGCGTCGTGCATGTGTGGACGACCATCGGGGTCGATGTGATCCTGTCCCCGACCCCGGGCACCGCGCCGACCGACCCGTTCCTGTACTACATCCAGTCCGAGCCGGAACTGTCGGCCGACACGGCATCGCCGCTGCTCCCCGACACCTACCACCAGGTGCTGCTCGCACGCGCCGCATACCACGCGAACACCCGCCGCAACCGGTTCGAGGAAGCGATGCGCGACGACAACGAGTACCAGTTGCTCGTCCGCAAGATGAAGGACTCGGCGTGGGCGCGCTCGGGTCCGCGCACCATCCGTGCCGCCGGCACCTCGAACTGGGCGACTTGGTGATGGCCCGCAAGTTCGATGTGGAGTGGGACGACTTCTCGGGCGGCTACTACGTCGGCAGGTCCGATGCCCGCCAGCCGAAGAACACATGGCGCGGCAATGACGTGATGGTCGCACAGCACGATCAGATGCTCGTGCCTGCTGCGCCGATCGAGATTGCGAACAACTGGGCGGGCACCGTCCTCAACTCGTTCGGGCCGATCCTCATGGACGGGATCTACCTGTACGCGTTCGATGACCTCGACCCGTTCCTCATGTGGGAGCTTCCCGTCCTCACCGACTGGGATGGCGTCTCGCCGCTCAACTCGTACACGTTCACCACGAACACCCCGACCGGGCGCGGGGTCGTGGCGGGCGGCTACCTCGTGATGCCGACCGACGCCGCGTTCATCGCCACCTACAACCTGTCCACGAACGTCACGTCCACCGCCACCGCCGGCCCCGCCATCGTCACCGACATGGCTCAGTGGGGCGAGTTCACGATGGCATGGAACGGCAGCACGAACCGCCTGTACTACTCGGCGCCGGCGAACCCGTTGTCGTGGTCGAGCGCCAACTACTACGACATCGGCAAGCCCGGTGACCGCATCCTGACCTGCGCCGCCGCACTCGGCACCCTGTACGTCGGCACCGAGGGCGCGTGGTACGCCCTGACCGGCGTCCCCGGCGCGTCCATCTCGGTGCGTCAGATCACCTACACCGGCGCCTCGTCGGCGTACTCCACCCCCGACCTCAACGGCGTCGTGTTCGCAGGTGGCTACAACGGCCACACCCCCGTCGCTGCGCTCGCCGGTTCCCGGTTGCAGCCCGTCATCTACGACGCCTCGAGCGCCACCACCACCGCCGACGTGCACCCCGCCGACCAGTACCTCGTTGGCGACCCCGGCGACGTGACCGGCGAGTCGCTGTGGGTGCGCGCGCCCGAGGGCTCGTGGTCGAAGCTCGGCGCCGAGGTGTCCCGTGGGTTCCCGGCCGACCGGTCGATCTACTTCGAGTCGGCGTCCCGCGTCTACTACATCGCCAACGGCATCGTGTGCCGCCAGAAGCTCGACGTGCACGACCCGCCGCTCGACGCCGCCGGCACATCGTTCCAGACGTGCGCCGCCATCCTGTCGGACTACCAGGCCAACTCCCCGTTCCGTGTGGACGAGGTGATCGTAGAACTGTCGCTCGGCGTCACCGCCGCCAACTCGCCGCGCCGCAGCGTGTCGTGCGCCGTGGAGCAGACCTCGGTCCCGGTGGAGGCATCCTCCACCACCGGGTTCTCCACCAACACGTCGGACAACCAGACGTACCTCATGCCCGGGATGGCGCAGGCCACCAACAACGAGCGCGTCACCGTCCGCTTCCGACCTAACAACGCAGGCGCGTCGTACACCGCCGCCCCTCGCATCACGCTCGAGGGCGTCAAGCTGCGCCGAGTCATCATGCGGTGCACGGAGACGTAATGGCCCGCCAGTTCCGATTCACCGACCGTTGGCGCACGTCGCTCCGTGGCGTCCACCCCGAGGACACGACGACCACGCTCGACCAGCGCGACCTCGAGCTGGAAGGCTGGCTCGACAACGCGTTCCCGGTCGCCTACCGGGCGGCGCAGACCGCAGTCGGTTTCGCCACCACGACCACGCCGGTGACGGCCGTGTCGCAGGTCGTCCCCATGCGCCGCCACGACCAGGCGCTCGTGTTCGGCGTGTTCGACGTGGACGCCGGCACCGCCCTGTTCTCGGGCGAGCTGTTCGTCAACGGCACCTTGCAGGCGGGCAAGGCGCACCACTTCGGCACCGCCCGAGACACCGTTCCCCAGACGTGGCTCTACACCGCCACCGCCGATGGCGCAGTCACGTTCGACTTGCGCGTGTCGCACATCGGTGGCACTGCGTTCACCATCCGTCCCGCCAACACGACCATCGCCGTGCTGCACCTGAGGTGACCCCATGACCGTTCATCCCTCCCGCTACTCGACCTCTGCCGTGCAACAGCCGAAGCGGCTGATCGTCGTGCACACGTCCGAGTCGGGCGACGGTTCGATGCAGAACCTCATCAACATCATGGCGACCCCAGGCACGCAGACGGTCCCCGGGTCGAACCCGCCCCGCCTGTTCGGCTCGGCGTACCACGCTGTCGCTGACGGCACCACCGGCAACTACGTGCAGTTGCTCCCGGGCTCGGCAGGCCCGTACGCCAACGGTGGCGCCAACAAGTTCGCCTGGTCGATCTGCTGCCCCGGGCGCGCCTCGCAGACCCGCGCCGAGTGGCTGGACCCGATGAGCCGGAATCAGATCCGTGCGTGCGCCAAGTTCATCGTGGACAAGGCGAAAGCCGATGGCATCCCGCTCACCCGTGTGTCGCCACCGCAGATGGTCAACGGCGCCAAGGGCTACTGCGGCCATGTGGACGTGACCTACGCCTGGCACCAGTCCACGCACACCGATCCCGGCCCGAACTTCCCGTGGGACGTGCTGGCCGACGACATCCGCGCACTGAGCACCCCGATTCCCCCCGCACCTCAACCCCCGATGGAGGATGGCATGATCCCGCTCAACCCACCCGTACGCGTCTACGACTCCCGGCAGGCGACGGCGTTCGCTGCTGGCGAGACGCGCGAGATCCCGGTGTCGATGGGCGGGCGCGCCGCTGCGCTGAACATCACCGTCACCGCACCGCAGGCCAAGGGCCATGTGACCGTGTGGACCGAGGGCGACGTGCCGCCCACGTCGAACGTCAACTACGACGCCGGCGAGACGATCGCCAACCACGCCATCGTCGCGCTCGCCAACTCGTCGGTGAAGGTGCGCTCCACCGCAGCGTGCCACATCATCATCGACACGCAGGCCGTGTGGGAGTGACCATGCACGGCATCGCAATCGCGTGGGAGGAACACGGGGAGACGATCATCCGTGTCGCCGCCATTCTCGTCGCCTTCGGCGCCATCGTCGGCATGGCGAACAAGTGGGCCGTCCAGCCGATCATCCGGTGGGGCAAGCGCGTCGAGCGCGCCCTTGACGCCGTGGAGAGCCAGCTCCTGACGAACAACGGTGGGAGCACGACCAAGGACCGGCTCGAGGACATCCAGAAGCAGACCAAGGCCATCAACACCCATGTCGGCACGCTCGAAAGGCGAGTGCGTCGGCTCGAGAAGGAGAAGAATCCATGAGCAAGTACGCGAAGTTCATCGCCGCCATCGTCGCCGCCCTGACCGTGCTCGGCACGCAGATCGCGGACAACGACCTGTCGCGCGCCGACGCCATCGCGGTCGTCGTCGCCTTCCTCGGGGCGCTCGGCGTGTACGCCGTCCCCAACAAGCCCGCCCAGCAGTAGCACATGGTGCACCTCGCTGTGCACTACCATCGGCCGTGAGGCCACGTCACGAAGGAGCCAGCGATGGCACGTCATTCCGCATCCGGCACCACCGTCGCCGCACTGGCGAACGGCAACGCCATCTGCTCGATCGTCCCCGGCGCATCGACCAACTTCAAGCTCCTGCGCGCCTGCTTCGGCATCTCGACGGCAGGCAACACCCCGACCGACTTCCAGATCGCTGTCGGACTGAACCGGGCCACCGCTCGTGGCACCAGCTCGGGCACGGCGACGATCAACAAGTTCGATCCGCTGTCGCCCACCACGTCGATCACCGCCGTGGACAACGCCTGGTCCGCACAGCCGACGCTCGCCGCCGCCGACGCGCAGACGTTCGCGTTCAACAGCAGGGGCAACGCCGACCTGTACTACGGCACCGGCACCGGCGCCGACGACTTCGCCTCCACCTCCGGTGCAGCGAACGCCGTCGTGTTCGTCCACCGCAGCGGCGCAGCACTGCCGACCAACCACAGCATCGTGTGGACGGTCGAGTGGGAAGATTGACATGGGCGCACAGGGCACGACGACCATCAACTTCGGGGCGTTCCCCGGCGGGTCGGACGCCTCGGTCGCCGTGACCGGGCAGGCGTCCATCCTCGCCGGGTCGCTCGTGGAGGCGTGGCTGTTCCCTGCTGCCACGGCAGATCACAGTGCGGACGAGCATGTCGTGGAGACGATCAAGGTGGTTGCGGGCAACGTGGTCGCTGGCACCGGGTTCACGATCTACGCGGTGAACACGAGCACGCTCAACGAGCCGCTGTCCAAGGCGGGGGTGGCGACGTTCCGCAGCGCGGCGACCTCGGTCTACGGGTACGGCGGCGAAACGTCTGGCGGCATCGGCACGCGCCTCTATGGCACATGGTCCGTGGCGTGGGTATGGAACTGAGAGAGGACTGACATGGCTATCCAGATCCAGGGCAACGGCGGCGTCGTCGCAGAAGTTGACGGGACCACCTACCGCGCACTGCGCGTCACGCACCGCCCGCTGGACGCTGGCGCGTTCGGTCACTACCGCCTGTCCACCACCGTCGCGCTCGTCGTCACGCAAGCGGCGAACGGCACCCTGTTCAGCTTCCGATGGGGTGACGCCTCCCGCCTGTGCGCGGTGAACTACATCCGTCTCGAGGTGCAGCAGACTGCCGCCGCGACCGCCACCATCGCCCCGGTGTTCGAGGTGTTGCAGGCCCGCTCGTTCACCGCGTCGGACTCGGCTGGTACTGCGCTCACCTTGACGGGTAACAGCTTCAAGAAGCGCACCAGTTTCGGCACCACGCTCGCGACCGACATCCGCAAGTCGGCGGTTGCTGCCGGCCTGACGGTCGGCACCCGCACCCTGGACGCCGATCCGATCATGCAGATGGGCACCGTTCAGACGATCACGAACGTGAACGCCACCACGTACGCAAAGCAGATCGACTTCTCGGACGGCACCGACCACCCGTTGGTGTTCGCCCAGAACGAGGGCTTCATCGTCCGTGGCCCCACCGTCGTGTTCGGTGCGGCAGGTACGGCCAACCTCATCGTTGACGTGGGCTGGACCGAGATCGCGTCGTTCTGAGGTGACCGTTGTCCCTCCTGCTCTCCCAGGTCGGGGCACCGCCGACTCCACCGTCCGTCCAACAGGCGATCCCGTGGCCCCGCCGTCCTGCCGCGCCGCGCACACTGCAACGCTCCCGCACGACGGTGGCGTTCGTCGTCACCCCTGCGGCGCCGGCGGTGCAGTTCTCCCCAGCTCGGCCCCGTCGTCCACAGGTTCCTGTGCAACCACGCAGGGCGCGGCCTGCCGCTCCCGTCGTCCAGCCGGTCGCACGGGTCGCCCCTGCACGTCCCGCTCCCCGTCTCGTCCCTCGTCCCCGTCCCGTCCGTGCCCCGTCCCTCACGCCTGTCGCCCCGGTGCGCTTCGCTCCGGCCACTCTCGCCCGACCGCACGCCCCGGGCGCGCCCGGGCGTCTGCGGGTTCCCGTCCGGTTCGTCCCCTCCGAATCGGGCGGGGCACCGCCGGCACCGGACGGCGACTTCGGGACGATCATCCTCATTCTCGACACGCCCCGGTTGGAGATGGCATGGGACATCTCGTGAGTGGCGCATGGTGGGACCACCAATGCACTACGATGGTGGCAGACCCACGCCCAGGAACTGATGCCTGATGCCGAACCTGTACGCCAACTTCCTGCGGGGCACCCTCACTGCCGACCCGGGCGCAGGCGGCGCCACGCTCACGTCGGCCGAGCTGGCGTCGATGGCGACGTTCGGCACCCCCGACTTCATGTGGGTCACGCTGGACCCGGCAGGCGTCAACGGCGCACCGGAGATCGTGAAGATCACCACGCACACCGCCGCCGCCACCACGGCAGCGATGACTCGAGCCCAGCAGGGCACCACCGCCCGGGCGCACCCGGTCGGGACCGCATGGCGACAGACGTGGACCCGCGACGACGGCCTGCTGTCCAAGGACTTCTCGGGCACCGCCGCCGCCCGCCCGACCGCGACCGCCGCGCTGGACGGGTACACCTACTACGCGACCGACACCGACACCGTGAGCTTCTGTGACGGCACCGGCTGGGTCATCATGTCCGAACCGTCGCAGTCGTTCACCCCGACATGGACGGCTGGCCTGACCACCACATCGGGCACCAACGTCGGCACCTACAAGCGCGGCGACGGCTGGATCGACGTGCAGGCGCAGTTCACGTTCGGCGCGTCGTCGGCCGTGACCGGCAACGTCGTGTTCCAGTATCCGATCGCCGCGTTCGCCACGCCCGGTGCTTCGCAGTTCCAACTCGCGTTCTACGACAGTTCAGCCGCCAACACGTTCTCTGGCCTGGCGGCAACTCCGAGCACGACGCAGGTCAACGTGTGCGCGGTCGGCACCGCCTCCACCTACGCGGCCGTTGCCGTCTTGAGTTCCACGATCCCGTTCTCTTGGGCTACCGCCGACGTGATCTACGTCTCGGCCCGCTACCGGATGACCACGAGGTATTCGTGATGGACGCGCTCGGCGTGGACGAACTGGCCTCGGCTGTCCTTGCAGGGGACGCCTACCTCGCTGTGTCGAACACGGCGATCGGCACCTGCCACATGGAGGTCACGATCGACCTGCCGGCCCTGACGTTGGAGATGGAGTCCTGACATGCAGCGCGCGTGCGACATCGGTGACCGGCCCACGGCGACGTTCACGTTCTACGACCTCGACGGCGCGCTCATCGACCCGACCACGGTGAAGATCGTCACCCGCTCCCCCGCCGGCGCCGAGACGACGTACACCTACGGCGTCGATGTGCAGGTGTCGAACCCTTCGGTCGGGGTGTTCCAGTTCCTGTTCCCGCAGTTCACGTCGGCGGGCAAGTGGTACATCCGGTGCAACGGCACCGGCAACGTCACGTCCTCGTTGGAGGACTCGTTCGAGGTGCGCGCGTCGGGCTACACGACGCCGCTGCCGTAGGAGGCTGTCGTGGCGTTGGGCTCCACCCGAATCGGGATGTACGGCCAGCAGCAGGCCGGTGGCTCGGCCGGGTTCTCCCCTGCCGATCTGGACCCGGTGTTCTGGGTCGATGCCTCGCTGTCGGCCGTGGTCGGCGGGAAGCTGTCGAACCTCGGGTCGGGTGGCAGTGCGTTGGACGCACAGTTCGGTTCGACCGCCCCATCGTCGTACTTCAACGGTACGGCGTTGGTGCTGCCAGGTGTGGCGGGCAACTCGGCATCCACGCCCGACGCTACGGCGCTGGACGTTGCGGGCGATCTGGACGTGACCATTGATCTCTCGGTGGACAACTTCACGCTCACGAACGTGCTTGTCAGCAAGGACGAATCCGCCCAACGCTCCTGGAATATCACAACTGCGACGACGGGGCGGGTTGTGTTCGAGCAGTACGACGGCACCACGATCGTGGGGTCGTCGCAATGCTCGAGTTTGCTGGTTGCGGGGCAGCGGACCACGGTGCGGGTGGTGAAGCCCGCTGGTGTGGCCGCAGGCGTGCAGTTCTTCTACAACGGCGTAGCGCAGAGCAAGGCGTCCGACACCACTACGAGCGCCGCTCTGCCAAACACAAACGCAGCACTGCGGATCGGGGCGAACTTCGGCAGTCTGAACCCGCTTCCAGGCAAGGTCTATCGGGTGACCGTCAAAGACGGGACGACCACCGTGTTCGACGCCGACTTCGCCAAGCCGTTCGACACCACCTCGTTCACCGCCACCACAGGCCAGACCGTCACCCTCACCCGTTCGACCTCGGGTACGGACACGAACGATCCGACCCTGTTGCCGCACACGGGAACGAACTATCTGTACCTGCCTGGCGTGGCGGGCAACTACGCCTCGACGCCTGACACACCCGCCATCTCCGTCACGGGAGACATCGAGATCCTGTGCAGAGTGGCGCTAGATGACTGGACGCCAGCAGCTCAAGCTGGACTGGTGACCAAGTACGGCGGTGCGGGCGACAGAGGTTGGGGCGTGTTCGTCACCCCCACGGGCAACTTCAAGCTCGACTGGTCGACGGACGGCACGACGCTCACGAGCGCCACTTCTTCGGTTGGCCTCGGCGGAGCAGACGGCACCGCATACTGGATCAAGGTCACCCGTGCGTCCGTCTCGGGCAACGTCAACTTCTACTGGGCGGCCGACTCATCAACGGAACCGACCTCGTGGACACAGCTTGGAACACAGGTCGTTGGCGCTACGGGCGGGATCTTCGACAATGGTCCCGCCATCGAGGTCGGTGCCCGTGGTGGCGGCGGCGTCGATATGGCGACTGGCAAGTTCTACCGTGCCATCGTCCGCAACGGCATCGGCGGCACCACCGTGTTCGATGCCGACTTCACCACGGGCATCACCTCGGGTGCACAGGCTTCGTTCACTGCGACGACGGGGCAGACGGTGACGATCTTCCGTGCCACGTCGGGCCGCAAGGCTGTCGCTGTCACCCGCCCGATCGTCCTGTTGGGGACGGACGACTACTTCGAGGTGCCTGACTCGGCCAGCCTCAACTTCGGGGCAACGGACTCGTTCACCGTGCTGATGGTGGCCCGAGGGTTTGGCTTGCCGTCCACCAACAGTCGCCTTCTCTCCAAGAACGGAACGACTGGGCCTGGCTACCGCATCCGCCTCAACTCGGCAGACGGCAACCCATTCTTCAACATCACGGACGGCACGATCACTACCGACACCGCCGCCTCTCCCGTCTCGGCCCTCACGGGCGGATCAATGCGGGTCTACACGGGCGTGCGAAACGTGACCGCCGACCAGGTTGCGACGAACAGTGGTTCGGTGATGACGACACCCAGCACCGACGCCACCACCACTACGCTGTCGAACACTTCGGTGCTTCGCATCGGCTCTGACGCTCCCGCTGCTGGCTCGTACGCAGACTTCGAGTTCGTTGCCGCTGCCGTGTTCCGACGTGCGCTCACCGCCGCCGAAATCAGCAACATCGTCGCTTGGTATGGAGCGTCCTGATGGATAGGCACCCGATTCTCCCCCGCATCGAGGCCCGCTCCGTGGTCGTTGAAAACGGCTGCAAGGAGTGGACCGGCTACATCGCCCCCACGGGCTACGGGATGCTCCGAGTGGACGGCCTGCCGTGTGGCGCACATCGTGCAGCATGGATCGCCCACCACGGACCCATCCCGCAAGGAATGTACGTCTGCCACCACTGCGACAACCCGAAGTGCGTCAACGTGGAGCACCTGTTCATCGGCACCGCAGCGGACAACAACTGGGACAAGGTTCGCAAGGGGCGTGGCGGGTACGAGTACCGGCGCAACCCTGGCAACAAGGTCACGCACAGAAGGGGCAGCGCCAACTCCCGTGCCCTGTTCACGGACGAGCAGGTTGCGGACATTCGCTCCCGGTTCACTGGTCGCAGGGGTCAACAGTTGGACCTCGCCGCCGAGTACGGCGTGAGCCCTTCCGTCATCAACCGCCTCGTCCTGGGCAAGACCTACGGGGCGGCGTGATGGGCACGCTACGACTCACTCCCGCCCAGTGGACCGGCCTGCAAGCCCTCGTGGACGACATTCCGAAGGTGCGCCGCATCTACCGGCGGGTCAACCTCGGGGAACCGGCCGGGATCGACGCCACCGGCGCACCGTCCGACACGCCGGCGTTCTGGATCTTCGATGACCCTCGGCTCGGTGGACTGTGGCGGGTCCGCATCGGTGCCGGGAACAGCATCCACTTCCAAGAGTGGGACGCACTGGTCGGCGGCACGATGCAGCGGGAGCTGACGTTGGCGCAGATGCAGGCCGAACTGGGGTCGTCGTGATGCACCGAGTCCTTCCATGCACGACCGATCCGGTCTACGATAGGGGTTGAGATGGCGCTGACGAAGTACCCCTACGCTGCGGGCAAGAACCCCGCCTACGACGCCTGGAACGCCCAGGCGACGTTCAAGCGCAACAACGCATGGGCCGACGCCGCGCTCGGCCAGCAGCAGGCGCAGGAGAACTACGACGCCGCGCTCGCCCGTCTCGAGCAGCAGGGGCAGGCCGGGTCGAAGTCGATCGACAACTCGATGCTGTCCCGGGGCGTGTTCCGCTCCGGCGAGACGAACCGCCGGCAGGCCGAACTACAGGGCGAGATCCTGCGCGGCCGTGCGGGCGCCGACACGACGAAGGCCAACACGTTCGGCCGGATCAGCAACGACCTACAGCGTGCGCTCACTGCCCTCGACTTGGAGCAGGAGCAGCGCGTGCAGAGCGCGCTTGGGGGCGCAGGTGGAGGGGGTGGTGGCAGTCGCACGGCAGCACCGCCCACCGCCCCCACCGCCGTTCCCGCCGCCGCGTTCAACCCGAGCAACTTCCTCCCGTGGGGCTGGATGAAGGGCACCACGCCGCCGCCCGCCGCTCCCGGCGCTGGTACCCCGTTGCCGCGCCGAGGCGCAGGCCCGATTGTGAGGCGGTCGTAATGGCGCTCGTGAACGCCCCCGCCGCACGCCAGAAGGCGTACGACCAGTTGCTCGCCGCCGCCCAGCAGCGCGGCGATGGTGGCGCGTCGGACGGGATGATGGCCGGGATTCTCAACGGCGTGGACATGGGCCGCGCCGACCGGACGACCGGCTACTGGAATCAGCGGCAGAAGGCGCTCGCTGACAGCGGCACGACGATGATCGACGCCGTGGGTGCAGCCCTCCGTGCATCCCGGGCGCGTGCAGCTCGAGGTTCGGGGGGTGGTGGCGGGGTAGCGCCAGTCGGGTCCACGACGGTCCCGGGCGACAACTGGTACGACAACTACTCGGCAGCGTTGGGGCTCATTTCCGCGCCGCCGATCATGCGGCACACCCAGCGTGGTGGCGGGATCACGAGGTACATGTAATGGCGCTCCGCTCCACTTCCCGCCGTCCGCGCGACACGTCGTACACCGAGGACGTGGCGAACCGTGGCCTCGACGCCGTTCGTGAGCGCCGTCGTTCGACCGGATTCGACTCCACCATGCGGAACGAGGCGCTGTCGATGGTCGCCGGTGGCGCCCGCTACAAGCCGAACGCCGAGACGGACCTGTACGACCAGTGGCACAGCCAGCGCGGGTTCACCCCGGGCAGCTACGACATCGGCTTCGGCCGAGGCGACGGCAAGTACAGCGGGTTCGACACCGTGGACGCCCTCAAGTCGGCCGTGCGTGGCTACAGCGAGTTCCAGCGCGAGCAGGACCGGATGCAGGCGCAGGCGCTCGACCAGTTGGCGAACCAGCGTCTCGACGCGTTGGAGGGCCAGTACGGCGAGCGGCGCATCAACATCACCGACGACGACCCGGCGCAGGCGTGGATGCAGCACATGCCGCAGATGGGCAAGGTCGGGGAGATCCCGACTGCCACCGAGGCCGAGATGGAGATGCTGTCGCGCAACGCCGACGTGCAAGACCGGATCGACAACTCGGCGCAGACGGCACCGGCGCAGCACGAGTACAACAAGGCGCTCGATCAGTGGCTGGCCGAGAACAGCGACAAGTACCTGCAAGCGTCCGAGTTCGCCGGTGAGGTGCAGGACACGCCGCTGCGCGACTACGCGATGATCGCCGCCCAGCAGTACGGGGTCGATCCGATGATCGCCCGTGGGTGGTACGACGAGGCCACGCAGATCGGTGACTTCCGCGAGCAGCGGGACTTGCAGAGCATGGAGAACTACGGCCTCCCGTACGGCGAGTACCAGGATGCGCTCGACCAGTTCCAGGGGCAGGCGCAGGATCAGCAGGAGATGCTGTCGGACGAGCAGGAGCAGCAGCTTCGTGGCGAGATCGAGGCGTTCACCGGCCTACGCGCCGACGATCTGATGAACGGCGCGATGATCAACATGACCGACCTGTACTCGGTGCTCGCCTCGCCCGATTACGGCCAGTACGCGACGGAGATCATGGACTCGGGCAACGACCCCGACACCATCACGTCGGTGCTCGACACCGTGCGGTCGATCGACCCGCAGTTGTACCGCGTGATCGTCGCGCAGTACGGCTACCTCGTGGACGCCGGCGATGGCGGTTGACAGCGGCAAGCTCGGGCTGGCCCTGCGGAACCAGGGCGCGTTCTCGCCGCTCCCCGTTCGCCGCGCCCCGATCGGTGGCCTGCGGCTGAACGCCGGGTCGCGCGGCTCGTACATTCCGCCCGACCAGCGCAAGAAGAAGCCCAGCGACGACGCACCGGACAACGTGCTCGAATGGTTCGGGGACGCCGCCGCCGATCTCGGCAAGGCTGCGGGCAACATCATCCCCGGCGCTGTGCACCTCGGTGCAGGCATCGCCAAGCAGGTCACCGCGCCCGTCCGCATGGGCTACGACGTGCTCAAGGGCGACCTCGAGCTGGGGGACGCCGCCAAGGTGGGCCTCACCCTGCTCGCCCCGTGGGAGAAGGAGGAACTGGGCGTAGCCGACCTGGCCGACAAGTACACGCCGCTGTCGCAGCAGATGGGGCAGTCGTTCGGTCAGACGGCGCTCCGGTTGCGTCACCCGACCCGCTACCTCGACGCCATCCGCGAGGGCAATATCGTGAACGTGGCGTTGGAGGACGCCGGCAACCTGTCGCTGTTCGCCGCTCCGCTCGCCAAGACGTTCGGAGTCGCTGGCCGTAGCGCCGAGGCGGCAGGCATGGGTTCGCAGGCGGCACGCACCGGCGCGGCTGGGGCGTTCGCACGGTTGGAGCGCGGCGCGAAGATCACGCAGAAGATGGGCGGGCAGTTCTCGGACCTGCCGATCTCGCTTCCCCGGCAGGGGTTGCGCGTAGCAGGCAAGCGCATCGGCGGCATGTTGCAGAAGTCCGAGGGGCTGCGCGCCCGCTTCCCCGAGTGGGCGACCCCCGAAGCGCGAGCGGCACGACGTGAGGCGCGCGCTGGTGACGTGCAGGCGCGGCGCCGAACGACCCACCTGACCAAGCGGTTTGAGCAGGAAGTCGGCGCACGCAGTCCGATCGACTCGCTGCCCGAGGAAGGCGCCGCGATGGCGCTCATCAACGGCGTCGGCCGCTACGACGACTTCGCCATTCGGCAGGCGCGCAAGGCAGGCGTTCCCGTGTCGTCGGGCGAGGTGCGCGAGATGCACCAACTCCACGACCTCCCCGAGCAGTCGTACTCGCCTGAGGCGCAGGCCATCGTGCGCGAGTACCAGGCCGGCACGCTCGCCCCCGAGATCCGCGCGCGGGTCGATCGGTACATGGAGGTCGCCCGCCGCGAGTTGGGCGCCGGGACCGAGAGGGCGCTACTGGGCAGCGGTCGCCGCAAGGGCACGCTCGACCCCCGCTACCTGGGCGACGACCCGTTTGACGAGTACATCATCGACGCCCTCAAGGAGCGCGGCGTGGACAAGGCTGCGCTAGCCATGCTCGACCAGGGGCGCGCACAGGGCGTGACGTGGGACGACCTGCACGCACAGAACCCGGGGCTCGGAATCAGCGACATCCTCGACTCCCCCGACGTGTACCCGACCGCGTGGCGCCCGCCGATGCAGTCCGCTCTGCGGATTCAGGCGGGACTGGACGAGATGGTGGCGACGCGCAACGCTGCGCTCGGCCGCAACGACGCAGCGCCGAGGCTTCCGCTTCGCCCCGCCGACCAGCTCGCCGCAGGGCTGGGACGACCCGAGTACCTGCCCGGTGGCAACAGCGACATCGTGAACCCCCGCTCCAACCGGCAAGGGTTGGAGGGCACGAACATCGGCTTCAACGGCATCGTGGACGTGACCAGCGAGAACTTCCGTGGCACCGGCAAGTACCAGCCGTACTCGTTCCGTGCGCTCGCTGACCATCTTGGCCGCGAGGTGAGCCAGACCACCCGCAACGAGGCGTTGCTCCGGTGGGTGGAGTCGTCCACGAAGCGCGTAGACAAGGTGATCGACCCGGCATGGCTCAGGCAGCAGCGCATTGAGGCCGAGCGCATGGCGATCGTTGAGCGCGCCACCGACGTGAAGGCCCGGGCGCAACAGCACTTCGGGCAGATGGTGGACGATCTGTTGCGCGAACACAACCTCGAGGTGCTGCACGGCGACTTGGTGAATCCAAAGAACGGCGATTTCTCGCCCGACGTGGGCGCCGAATACTCGCGCATCACGGAGGACACGCTGGTCGTCCCTGCGGGCACGAAGGAATCGCTGCGAAAGCGGTTCGACTCCAAGGACATGAACCTCGTCCTGCGCGGCCTGCGGGCCGTCAACGCCGCGTGGAAGCGCAACGTGCTCCCGTTCTCGGTGCGCTGGCACCTGGGCGACATGGTGGGCGGTGCGTTCATGTCGTGGACCGCCGGCGGCATCCCGCCGTGGGAGATGTTCGGCTCCATGAAGCGACTCGAGGACATCGGCCCGAACGCGCAGTCGCTGTTCGACAAGTACGTCATCGACAACGAGAACTTCATCGACCAGGGCTTGAACATGCAGCAGATGGAGTGGCTGCGCGGCGAGGGCGTCGGCTTGCGGGAGCCCCGCACCCGGCTCGGTAAGCGGTACGACAACGTGCGGCAACGGTCGTTCAAGGCCAACGACGCGATCAACCGCTTCAACCGCCACCACTACGTCGCCGCCAAGTTGCAGAAGCTCCTTGACGAGAAGGGGCTGTCGCTGGACTCGCTGGCCGACGAGGCAGGCTGGCAGACGCCCGAGGTGCAGCGTGCGATCGAAGATGCGGTGACCGACGCCAACAAGACGATGGGCGTGTTCGA